CTAGTTGTAGATATTCAGATTTACCAGCGTCGAACTTCAACGTGCGTACCACTGGTGACGATAGCTTCATGCCTTTAGACATACGCTTGTTGACAGTCTCCAACAAAATTTGCTGGTCGGTCATGGTCTTAAGCAAGCTCTTGTAGTTGATCTGCTGTTTAACGCAGAACTCTTTGAACTGTTTGGCCGCCACGTAGAGATGTTTGTTGTCTGGCTCGTAGCGTATCAGTAGTTCCCCTCGTGGCTCCATACCCGGAATCGTCTGCATGTTTGTCCGTGCGTCAACCTCGCCATTAACCACCAATGTATTCATTGCTAAGTGAGCGTTCACAAACTCGCCAAGTGCGGTAATGGGGGATTCGCTCGGCGGCTTCACATCAAGGCGCATCTCAGACAACATCTTCTTCATCCAACGATAGATAGCGCCCATGTCGTAGTCGTGCAGACCAAGCTGCTTGGCAATTAAACCGCCCGTAATGATGGTTGCGCAGACTGCCGACCAGAACCGCTCACGGGATGTGAACTGAACTTCCTTGTCGATCTTGGCTTGAATCATCTTGTAGTCGGCCTTAGCGGATTCCAAGTTGTTAACCAAGTAACTAATATAGATTTCTCCTGCGTGGCCGTAGTTCTCGTTAAGCTGATGGTCAAACATCTCCTTGCCGTAAGCCATACCGATCACGTCGTTAGGTTCAATCTTGTACTCTAGTAAGCGTACGGACTCACCATCTGGGGCGCTCTTGAGCATCAGTAGCTTCTCGTGAAAGCTGGCGTTAGCCGATGCCAAAGTCATGTTCTGCCAAGAAGTATTGTTAACACGCAGGGCGTTCTCTGAACCTTTGACTCGGTGTTTACCTCGGCCTTGACTGATGCCGTATGCCAAGTCGGAGAACTCCTTGGGTAGCATATTGGTGATTTCGTCAATCGTATTGGGTAAGTTGTTCATCACACCCAGTTGTTGCATCTTGGCGTTGAGCGTATCTTTCTCGATCGCCATCATTTCATACGGCATTCCGTACACGCTGTTGCACATGCGCAGAATCGTAGATTTTCCTGATCCTGCCTGCTCATAGATGACGTTGATGATTGCACCCTTCAAGCCTGTGAACTTGAACAACGGAGCACCGAATGCCGTAAGAGCGGCAAACGCATGTGGCTCCATGCCCGGTTTTGCATAGAGATTAAATACTTCTTTCCACTTCTCCATATCACCTTTGGTGTGAATCTTTTCTGCGAAGAAGTCTGTTGTTGACGACGGCGGGCTGTAGAACGTGCCGTCCTTGGTGATCTCTTTGTCACCCATAATAAATTTGCTGTCTCCATCTACCCATCCGAATTGTGTTCTCATTAGCTCTGCTTTCTTTGTGTACTGTAAGTTTTTGACTGATGTAACGACATACGTGGCAAGGTTTTCATACTGCTTGTGGTGTGCCATCACTCCCTGTTGTGCGAGTTGCTTGCGTAGCTCGTCTTTAGAAGATATGGATGCCGTCGTAATAGCAAACTCTTTCATACCGTCATGCGGTAGGTGATGCCTAAACAGCGCCATCTCTCCTAGCTCTTTGTCCCGCATCCGCTTAATCACATACAGATCATGTTCGTAGACTAACTTTGGTTCGCCCTCTTCATCATCTTGTTGTGGCCTTACGTAGATGCCACCTTTCTTCCCACGAAAAAATGGAAATGGGTACTCAGGTATCTGGTGCTTCGTAACACCTTTGTCGGTTTCAACTTCAACTTCGTTGTCTTCTTCGGTGGCTTGCTCAATCTCTACGCCCAATACTATGGGTGACTTGAACTTGCCTCGGTGTGGGCAACCCTCACAACCTCCGGGATTTCGCTCCTCAAATGTGTCGCAGTGGTGTGGTCCACCGTTCTTTCTTATGTTTCTTAATTTCCCGTTAACCTCTGACGGGTCGTACTCGGGGTGGTTCTCTGACATTTTGTGGGCGGCTTTGTCTCCATCTACGCAGAAAGCGGGAATAGAGAGTGCCGACATCCACAGTGGTTCGCTTAGTTCAGCTTGATTCTCATAGCAGTAGTTGAGTTGGGCGCAACCCTTCTCGCCTAGCATCATGATCGTCTTGAACTTCTTAACCTTGTTACCCATCAATGCTTCCATCATTGGGCTCATTGCTCTCGGCACAAAGTCAGGCTCTTCTACGGGGTCGGGTGCACCAAGTAGTTCTTTGAAAGCTTCGTACGATAACGGTGTAGTCTTCTCGTTCAAAATAGTGACGGGTTTAGGGTCATCTTTGTTCTTGAAGTTAGCCGAGTTCATTGGGCGCAACACACGCGACGCTTCAAACACCGACCCATCAACGATCAGTCCTTGCTCTACGCATAGTTGCTTTAGTCGCTTAGCCAACGGTGTCCACTCTTTACGAGTGAGCGTGCGGTCAAACAACCAGTAGGCGTGAATCCCGTTGCCGGAGTTCACCAGTATGGGTCTATGTAATCCAACGGTTTTGCAGAACTTTTGGAACTCTGCCATCCCGATCTGTTGATCTAGATAGCCCTCAATCTTCCCCTTTGCGTTAGGCACACCCTTGGTAGGGCCGCAGTCAATGTCCATCCACAGTGAGCGGAAGTACAGTGCGTTTTCATGAGTCCTATTATTTGCTGGACCAAATTTGGCACAAGCAAAGTAGGCATCAATCTTTCTGCTAACAAAGTCTTGGATTAGTTCTTCAGCTTCTTCTCTCGTATCTGCAAACTTTTGATCGGGGTCTTTATTCTCGATGCCGATTACACAGTACCTTCCCTCCGGTGGGAGTACGGTGTCGAGTAGATCAAAATCCATGTTTATTATTTCTGTACTTTAGGTCGGCAATGTACGCCTTAATACGTTCAGTGACTTGGTTGTTCGGGGTTACTCGCCCCTCGAACCAGTTGTAAACAGTTTGGCGGCTGACGCCAAATTTCCCCGCAATAGCAGAAACACTAACGCCAGCCTTGATACATTGCCTACCCAAAGCTACACCCAAATGTTTTGTGTCGGCGGCTTTATTCGCCAACATCAAATTTAAGCTGTAGCCTGCCACGTTTACTCCTCGTCAGTCCAAGCGGCAACTACTGAGTCCAAGCTTTTCTTGGGTGTAGGTGTCGGTGCTTCGGCTTTCTTAGACTCACGCTTCTTTGGCTCTTCAACCGCATCGTCGTCAGTCACAGGGATTGCTTTGACTACGGGCTTAGGAGCAGGTGCTTCTAACTTAGGTGCTTTACCTGCAACGTCGGCTTGGTATGGAGTCATGATGACCATCTTCTGCACTTCGGGCTTGGCCGCAACTTTGCTAGTCACTGCGTACTCACCTTTGTTGATGAAGCGTGTCGGCGTAAACAGAATAGACTGGTTGTCGTTGTCTTCGTTGAAGCTCAACTGTGTAACGACGTAGTCCAAACTCTTGCCGTTGTTAGCCAAGTACTTGGTGTAACTCTCAAATGGGTGAGTGTTGTCGCCAACGCTGTCGCCAAACAAAGACTTAGATGCCAAGTTCATTTGATAGACCTCGCCCTCTAAGGAAGAACCAAAGTCCTCTTCCAACACCACGGCAATACGACGTGAGTAACGGCAAGCCTTAGAGTTACCTTGGCCTGAGCCCTTGATGTTTTGAGCACAAGAGTCACAGCGTTCTGCTTGTGGGCTTGCTGAACTTTCATCAGGTGACTGACCATTGTTTGAGAAACAGTCGGGTGCAGATGGCTCTGCCTCGGGTGTCCACTGCTTAGCATAGAAGATACGACCTACCTTGGGAGATGCGCTCACAACGATAACATTGAGGTTACCCTTGACCTTGCCCATCTCTTCACCACCGACCGTCTTACGGAAGATTCCGTTCTTCGGCACGATGCGCTTTACGCCAGCGGTTGTACGACCAGCTAATTGTTTTGTAAGCTCGCTGACTCCTGCTGTTTGCAAAAAGTCTGGGAGGTCTTGGTTTAAAAGTGTTAAGTCACTCATCTCATTTTTCCTTTGAACGTCTAACTACCACGGTATATTCGTTTTCGACATTAAGTCCTTTCGGATAAATGTCTGGATTCTCTGCAAGGAACTCCTTCATGTGTGTCTGATGAAGTCTCTTCTCTAACAGGCCAAAGTCACCAACTTCTTCGATGAAGGTGTACATAGAATCCCAATCGTTAGTCCAGTACCGTGATTTAACTGTACGAACGATCGTGCCATGTGGGGTGCGTATGCTATCAGCGCCTTGCTCTTTGCAAGTGTCTAGCATCTGTTGCTCAAGCACATCGAGTTGCTCTTCCAACTCTGCATGATCTGCTTTGTATTTTGCGGTGAGTGC